GATGTTTCTTCCAAAAATAATAAATCACAACACCAGCTAAAATTATTAATACTAAAGCACCTATACACATAACCACGATAGAGGCCGATTGAAGGGTGAAGGATGTAACAGTCGAGCCTGTGGCAAAGATCTGGTTTATATTATTAATTGTTGAAACATTAATACCCATGATTTACATAAAGTGTGCGTACCACATAGCCATGTAGTACTCAAAAGGCCTAAAGTAAACCTCAGTGCCCCGCGAGCGGCACCTCCTCTGAATGGTATCACAAAATTTCCTATAGTCGGGTCCACCAGCATGGAAAGCCAATTGAGCCAGAGAGTCCAATTTCTGTTGATATTCGCCATCAGTTTGCCACATGGATGATTGTTCCAGATGTTCAAGGGGCATGTAGGGATGAATCAACTGGGGATAGTGGGAGTCGTGAACAAAGAATCGCTTCAGGAAGGATACTTCATAGAAGGTTGACTCTTCGGGAAAATCACCAGATTTGCAAGCAGGAGTAACTTTCAGATTGGTATTCCTAGAGTAGAAATCAGCAATCCTACGGGATAGAGCTTTCTCATCAGTAGAAATAATCACATCATCACCATAACAAATCCACTTGCAAGAGTCGGGGGAGATCTTCAAGGCAATCAAAGCAGAAACAATGAAAGCAGAATTATTGATGCAGTTAAACATACTTGTCCCAACACAACCCGAAGGCATTCCTCCCTCCATCTCATATGCCTTATCACCATAGACATGTTTCGATGTTGCAACTGCAGAGAGGAAGGGGGTGACATCATGTTGGAAGTAGGGTTCAAGATACTTGGCCATCAGAAGAAAAGCAATTTTGGGTTCAGAGGAATCGAAGCAGGAATAGTCCAAATCGAAACAGTAGGGAAAAGAATCAGGACCCATCTCATAATAAAACCTGGTCCAATCAACATCAGGATTACAACCCACAGCGGAGTGAATTTCTGATCCATTTTTCCTAAGCATAGCTTCAAAAAGGGGACCAAACACCATTCTCATTGCAAGGATACGGGGAAGGGAATCAGAATCAACAAGGCGAGTTTTCCCAGCTTTCACTTTCTCAGAAGGTCTAAGCTCATCCTTGAGGAATGTAGCATAGTAGTAGTCGTCTGGATGCTGGAGAGCATGGTCGACAAGCTTCTTAAGTTCTTCAGTAGCTTGCCACTTCTCGCCATTCCATTCAAAGAAGCTCCGACGGGAGCGCCCTTGAGCTGAGAAAGGGTATCCAGCCGACTGCCCCATATCAATTCCTTCCATCACACCATCACCATTAATTGCTTGTTCAAGAGTCCACATCGGAACAGGGTCATCCTTGGAGAAGCCACATTTCTGCATTAGCTCCTCAACCACGTAGGCCATAGCCGGTTCAAGAGTTGGCCAGCCCTCATGGTCAGGGACATGCTTGCTGAACATGACCTCATCAAGGTCCACTTCACATCTCTTGTCCTTTTGAGAAAGGATAGCAGGTTCAGACTTTACAGGAAAAGCACCATAAGCAGGAGATTTCTTCAAAGCAGAGCGACGGGGTATGTGGTTGGGTTGACCGGGATGTTCAATAGGTTTGAGATTCCCTTGAAAGAGATGGGCAAAATCTTCTTTGTAGAGAGGAACACCAATACCAACACCAGGACCCCCTGCAAAATGAATCCCAAGAAGGGTTTCACGTGCAGGGTTGCGGGAAATGAGAGCAGCACCACACATACCAGGAGTTGATTTGAGGTCATAGGTGTAACAGCGATGGAAGTTTTGTTCATCAGCATTTTCAAACTCCTTCACGCACACAGACTTTCTTCCTCTCAAGTTTGTGCATTCAAAATTAGCAGCAATAGTCTTTGATCTTGAAACCATGAGGACATCATCATTTGTTGGTCGGTCTTTTTGAGAAAGAAGATAAGGAACAAGATTCTTTCTTTCATCTCCGCGAGGAAGAGTACAAATCACAACATCAGTCACGCCAGAGGGACGAACAAGAAGCTCTGGAGAAAGTTCTTCAGGTTTGTATTTCTGACCTCCAATTTCGATTGTATGGGAACGGGAAAAAGCATGATTATTACACACAAAAGTTCTACCACAAATAAAGAGAGCTGTAAGATCAAAAGAGTGAGAATCCTGGTGAAAAGTGATTGAGGTGCAATTTTTCTCGACTTTAGGGTAAATTTGAGGCATGCGGTAGGGGGCCTGATAATGAACAATCCTCTGAGGCACTGGCCGCTGCTGTGGCGGCTGGCGCTGCCTACCACCAGCTCCAGAATACGGAGCCTGTGGTTCGGGGTCACGCCTACGCCTCAGGAAGTAGATTAGGAGGCCAATGGCAGAGGCAATTGCAGAGATCCCTGTGATTGTGAAAGAAATGAGTGATCTCTTCTGGAGTTTCTTTAATTCCTTCTCAATAGATTCATTCTTAATTGGTTGGGCAGTGGGAATAAAGATCGGGGGAGCAGGCCAAATTTCACTCTCAAGAGCATACTGACTACCAGGCCTTCCACAAACAAAGCGGAGCCACCATTCTGCAACATCGCGTCCAGGAAAGTTAATAACCTGGGATCGAATTTGCTCATCATCAGTCTTGAAAGTGAATTGGATCTTTGCACAATCAGGATTTTTACAGGGACAACACCTAACATTCCCAGCTTTTGGAAGAGAAGGAATTTGAGACTGAAGCCAGGAATTCCTATCCTCTACAGAATCAAATCTATGCACAATTGGTCCTTGGGGAGTAGCAATGAAGATATTGTAGCAGGAATCGGGTGAGTGATCAGCATGCTTACAGAAAGAAATTACGTTCTGCGAGGGAGCTTGGAAAATGATTTTAGAAAAGGCAGTCTGATTCCCATCACGCTCATCAAGTTCATCAAAAATCATATCACAAAGATCATAAACGGACATGTGCTCACGAGTACGATCCTCACCTTTTGTAACAGACAAAGTCATAGCAGCTCCGTTAAGATAGGGACAATCTGCCTTGAAGTCGGGCGACTTTGCAGGTCCAAGTTCCTTGAAAGCTTCAGCCATATCCAACCGACCAGCGGGGGTCTGGAAAGCGCGCGCCAAAATGGCACGCACTTTGATATGGCAGCGGCGTTCAAGGGCACCGGGAATCCGTATCTCGTTCGATTGGGGAGTTGCCATATTGGAGGTAGCAAGAATGAGGCGGGATCGATATTGGACGCCTTTCTCTTCAAGAGCAGCCATTGGGGGAACAAAAGGAGTAGTGGAGACCATCTGACAGAAAAGTTTCACATCCTCACCGGTAGTGTTCTGGCAAAAGTCATCAATCACGTGGACAGGCTGCCCAGTGTAACCATCAAAGTATTCAGAACCAGGAGGTTGGGCAAAGACGGAGGTCTTGAAATCAATTCCCTTTCTCTTGCAATAAGCTGAAGCAATTATATTAGAGAGAAGAGATTTACCAACACCAGGAGAACCATGGATATAAATCACAAGGGGTTCAGGGCGGGAGGAATAGGTAGAAGTTTTAAGCTTTCTAGAAGTTTGCTCGTAATTAGCAAGAGTGCGAGAGAGGATATGAGCAGCACCAGCAAGTCTGTGATTTGTGCAGTAAGCAAGCATATCTCTAGTGTCTCTAACGCGCTGATTCAAAAGATTCACATCAACATTCTGGCAAGAGGCTGTGGCAAGGGAATCACGATAGAGATCAGTGATGTAATCAGCCCTAGTTTTGAGATAGTCTTCAGGTGAGGACCTTTCCTTAGATCTGAGTTTGGAAATGAGCCAATCAATGAGTTCTTTGATCTTTTCAATTATCCATTCAACATTCTTCATTGCAAGGACACCCTGATTAAACTCTTGAAGGCGAGATGGGGCTTGGAATTCGAAGTCAGTCTCAGTGCGGGTAAGCATGTAGCGATGGAAAGCATCATCAATATCAGTAAAGATGGGTTCTTCATCACAGCAGCTAGAAACACCAAAGAGAGAACCGACAAGATCCTTAATTTTAGAAGTAAAGGAGACAGCCAGATCAGACATCTTTTTCCTAAGATAAGCATTATCATAGACCTCAGCAACCAAAAGAGCGATCACACCCGCTATTGTCGAGGGGGAGGGATTTCCAAAAATTACTAGAGTAAAACCAATCACTTTGAGAATAATTGAGGCAACCTTCTTAGAAGCAGAAGAAATGAGCTCTCCAGCAGTGGATTCCATTGCAGAGACAGCACCAGGAATAGCAGAAGTAGCATTTTCAAGAAAGGTCTCCATTGATTTTGTGAGATGCTCAACGGAAGCAGAGGCAGCAGAGAGAGAAGAAGCTACAGTAGAAGCAGAATTAACTAAAACGGGCACCATATTTCTGACCTCATCAAGTGTTTCAAGAGTCGCAGATGTTGTAACTGAGGCAGCTCTATCAACAGCAGGATTAGTAAGTTGGATGTTTATTGGTGCCTGGAAAAGCATCTTTCTCTTGAGTTCTATAATTTTCTCAAGCGTTGCCCTTCTCCATCTGTGAACCCTACAACGGGGAGGTACCACTACTACCCTCGGGGTCGTTTTCTCGGGTAGAAATGGCCTCTCATCCCAGGAAGGAGGGACAGAATGAAAAATAGCAGTTGTAGCAACAGCAGCAGCAACCACACCAGCAGCAAGCCAATAGCCAGTGTTTTGGAAGGAATGCTGGTAAGAAGTAATTTCTTGGACAAAATCAGTGCAATTGTGCGTAATTGAATAATCATAAATTTGACCCAATCTGCAAACAGCCTTACACCACTCATTGTACCCAACAGTACAATAGTCCACATGCTTTCCAAGATCTTCAGGTGTATATGAAACACGACACTGAAAGCCATGTGCCTTGAGAGAAATCGCCTGTTGTTTATTGCGAATTCCCCAATGGCGGTAAAGCCCATTGTCTACATAGTAGACACATATATCATCGGGCTCATCTTCACCTTCATCTTCATCTTCTGAAGTAGCAGGAGAGGGGAGGGGTGTTGAGGGGCGCGGGACAGGAACCGAGGAAGCTGGAGCGGGGGGTTTGGGCGCTTGGAATTCAGCATCAATCTCATCATCAGAAAAGAAATCAGGTTCCTCAGAAAAGATTTCATCATACAGCTGTCTATATCTCTCAATCAAGACTTCATTATTAACATTCACTCGCTCAGCAACTCTCGCACACAGGGTATCAAAGCAAGCATCCTCAACAGCTCTTTTAAACCATTCTGGCACATCACTCCTACAGGTTAGATCATAAAAAGAAATGTAACAGACTTCAAAGGTGTGCCAGGGGTTTACAATCATTGCATCTCTGTAGGCCCTGACCAAGTTCAAAAATTTCTGATCACAGGATGTTGGTGCTTGGAATTGGCCTTCTTCATCACCCGAGAAAAAGCCATCATCGGTCAAGGCAGTTTCCACTCCAACCATATTGCAAATGTAACGGAATGGCTGGGTGTGGAAAAGTTCCCAATTCCAGTCAAGAAAAATACGTTCAGGGTGTGCAACCATGGTGTAGAGGAAGGCTAGTTTTTCTCTAACCATTGACTTCATTTCAGGAATGACCCATTGCTGTTGCAGAAGCAGGAAAAGGAGCCTCTGATAATGGTGGGAAGTAGAGAGGGGATCAGCAATACACATCAGTTCAAACTGTCTCAGTGCCTCATAGAGCGCAAAAAGGTTGTGTTCAGTTTCAACAGGAGAATAGGCAGCAACCTGTGGGAAGAACCGATTTTGAGTTGTAACATAGAGGCAACGGTAGAATTCCCCTCTAAACCAAACACCAGCGTGATCAGGACCTTCAGGATAGGAAAGGGGGAGTTCAAGGAATCTATCTCTAATTTCACCAATAAAGTCACCATCAGAATCATAAAAAGAGTCAATCACAGCATTCACAGCATCACACACAGCATGCAATTCCTCCTCACTTTCCACACATCCATACATGTAATCAAAGAATTCTTCAAGCCGAGCAGCTTTTTCTCTAGCAGAGGGGGAAGGGGGTGATTGGAAGACAACTGGCTCCACAAGAGAGACATCAGAGAAGAACTCATCAGCATCTTGGTCATTCTTCTTCCATTCTTCAAAAGTACTCTGAACCAACCAAGCGAACTTTGCTGCCCGCGCTCGGCCATACAAAGTGTCTACATTTTCCATGAGTTCTGAACAAAGCTCCCTGATTGAATCCAGAATGTCCAAAGTAACAGACAACATGACCTGATCACCCTTTTCTAGACCTTCAGTGGTTGGGGCTTGGAACTCCACTGGAGTTGGGTCCTCCTCCTCCCAAAACTCCCCCTCCAAATTATTGGGGGCTGTGCCATCCCACCCAGTCGAAGTGAGGGGGGGGAAGGGACGGGGAACAAAGAATTCTGCATTCTGAAACGCAATAAAAACAGAGACATTAGAAAGCTGAGCACTGGGGAGGCGGGAGGCAACAAAGATAGTACCCATATCACCAGGATTGGTCTGGTTGGAGTCTGGATTATACCTGGTATCCACCCGGTTGGCCTGTGACCAGGAGGTCTGAAAAACAGACGCAAAAGCAGAGAATGGTATCACAAACTCCACACCCATATTTGAAGCGCGGGTTGAGAGAATCACAGAGGGACCATTCAGAAGCGAGGCGGCAGAATCGGGAGCTCCTGCACCAGCTGCACTGTAGGTGGAAGGGGTGGCAGTAGGTGGACGGTATGTAACAATCAAGTTGTGCTGGAAGGGTATTCCCACAGTTATTCTTAGGTCAGCGCGAAGAAAAGTAAAGAGACCTGCAAACATTCGCACGGGGGCTTCTGGTACTTTAAGATTAGAAGAGGGTGCGAATGAAATGAGTGACAGGGGGATTGTGACCATTGAAGCAGTTGTACCGGCAGTGGCAGAAAAATTCCCATAGAATCTTGACTGGTTGAAGAAAGTCTGAAGAGACATTGTGTCCATAGCTGTGAGATAATGCTCACCTTGGGGGAGATCGTCCACAGCTGGGCCTTGATCTACAATACCATTATACATGGGAATGGTATTTACAGGAATTGGGGCGGGGAAGCGCATTTCAAAATCTGAACCAGCAGAAAGATGCACTAAAATTGTGGATGTCGGGGCAACAACAGTTGGAGTAACAAGAGGTGACATCACAACAGCCACAAGAGTTCCCGAGGAATAGCCTGAAAGGGGAATTGCCTGCCATGAGTTGATCACGATTGGAGCCCAGGGGGTAGCAATAGCATAAGGACAAGTGATTGAGACAGAGGTAGAATTTGAAAGATCCCAGATCACATGAAGGTTTTCTGTAAAGTTCTGCAAAAGTGCTCCAGTCTCCACATATTCTGCTCCTTGTCCAGATTTCGCTGCCCGGACTCTCCCCGGCAAGAAGGCAATAAGAAGTCTCCCAGAAGAGACCTGAGGGCCAGTGTACTCAAATGTATATGTGAGAGACCCGCGCCACTGGGAGAAGTAGCGCGCAAGCTGTGAGAGATAAGGTGTACCTTGAAGACGCTTGATGGAAGCATTTGGGAGTGCTTGCGTGGCGTCACGATTCGTAACACTGGTTCCAGTTGGACACACATTTGTCTGAAAGATGTTCGTCCCAAGGGTTGTGGCAGCTGTGAATTGGACAAGAGACATCAAAGTGGGCCTGGAAAGAATAGACCTCCAGTCCTCTACTCGTGCAGGAAGAAAAGTTGTTTCGGTACTTCTTGACCGTCTCTCAATCTGTGCTATCGATCCAGAAGACGTGTTAACAAACGCAGATTGCGCAGTGTTCACACGCACCCCTTGCAGCAACGAGGCTGGGGCGGGGACATCCAAAGGCACATCAAAAGCACCAAGATTAGATTGGGGAGTCTGGTAGGGTTTGGGGGCAAAGAAATGTGCATTAGTAGCACCGACTCGCATTACCACAGTGAGAGTGGGGGCAGTTCCTGTAGGTATGGAGAGAGGAGTCTCTACAAGAATAGCAATTGCATACATCACATCAAGAGCAGCAGTCTCCAATTGAGGCGCAGGCCCAACATAGGGGAGATCAAGAGCAACAGCGGAAGCATTTCTGGGGAGAAGTCTTGCTGAAGGAAAGATGCCAAGCTGATTGACCTGTACAAGCTCAAGGGCAGTCCACTTCTTTTGAGTGCCCGCGTCTGTATTTGTAAGTGATTGCATCCAGACGTGGGGATGTGGAATTGCAACTACAAAGAGAGAACCACCATGAAACTGGGTTCCGTTAACAGTAACTTCAACCCTAAAGCCTGACCTATAGAGGGCATGCCTCGTGAAGAGGGCTTGGAATAGGCCTACCTGTGCAGGGACATTAAGACCACTAGAAGAAGCGGGCTGATTGACAATTAAGTAATTCGGAAGGCAGAAAGGGTTCGGGGAGGAAGGGAGGGTTTCAACAGCATCGGAACCTGTAACAGCTGTGAGGAAGTCACCGGATGCTTGAGTAGAAGTCCATGAGTAGGTAGCAACTATCCTAGGAATTTCTGCATCAATTGTCCTAACATCCGTCCATGAATTATCAAAAATGACATCCTGTTCACTCTGTACAACAGCAGCAACTGTTGTCTCCACAGTGGCTTTCTCATGTGGAGCTACAGAGGGTGCTTTATCCTCTTGTTGAGACTGGAGTGGAGCATTATCTTCAGGTTTGTACGACATAGTGGCAAATCAACTGATTACTGTTGCAACTCGATCAGCCGCGAGCTTATCAGCCAGTCTATGGCCAGGCGTGGATTCCCATCTCACGCGTCCACTAAGGTTCTACATTTGCCCGTAGAGGGTGCGACATCTGATAGCGGCACCAAGACTAGAAACACACCTGTGGCTTGCAATATTTCAGCACCACCTCCAGGTATTGCCTCCAGTACGAGGATTTCCAGCGTACATCAGATGTAACAGTAGACTTGACACAGATTGTCCAAAAAGGAGTCTGTGATCATCCTTAGCAGCCCATAGTCTAGAAGCAACAGGCGCAGGTGCACGTGGCAGAGGCAAGATCCTACTACGGGTTGTGCCATTCCCGGTTCAGAACGAGCATGAACTCCACGGCGCCTACTTGTGGAGAGAGTGTCCACCAACACCAGAATAGTCCGTGATCAGAGCCAGTATATCAACTTGCC